ATCAATCGCTCTCCTCTCCATCTTCGGCACCATCACCCCGCGCGCCGGCATGGTGGGCGATCTCTCCCAGATGGGTTGCACCATGGACAGGTTCGCCCAGCAATACCAAGCAGCTATGACCGATGGCAATATCGCGGGCGTAATTGTCCAGATTGATTCTCCGGGCGGTAATGTCTACCAGGTGCCGGAATGCGCCGACTTGATCTATTCCCTGCGCGATCGTAAGCCTAACGTTGGTGTGGTCACTGGCGCATGCGCATCTGCCGCCTATTGGCTTGGCGCACAGTTCTCAGAACTTGTTGCCACTCAATCAAGCGAGCTTGGCTCAATCGGCGTCCTCATGAAGCACGAGGATGTCTCTAAGGCAGCGGAAGCGGAAGGTGTCAAGATCACATTCATCACCTCGCCACGCGATGGCAACAAGGCCGAGGGAAACCCCTTCGAGCCTCTCTCTGCCGACTCGATCGCCTACTACAACTCTCGCACCGATGACTATTACACCATGTTCATTTCTTCTCTCAGGCAAGGCCGCTCGGTGCACGGCAACAAGGACATCGGGAAATTGTGGGGTGCCGGGAGAATGATCGGTGCGGCGCAGGCAGTCGAGCTTGGGATGGCGGATCGAATCGGTACAATGCAAGGGGAGATGGAGCGAATGATTGGAAAGATGAGCGGGAATGGAAAAATGGGAAAGATGAACGGTGGAATGGCCGAGAGTGAAAGTGGAAGAATTGCCGCCCGAACCAGATTGAGGCTTGCATGAGAGAGACGGTCCATGTGAGCGGTCGTTGGTTGGATACCGGATCTTGGGAAATTCGCGGTCTCTACACTACAGAGAAGGAAGCGATTCAGCGTTGCGCTACTGCCGATGATTTTGTAATGTCTCTTCCGATCGGAGATGCGCCAGAACAGCACGTAGTGACCGGTTATTTTCCACATCGAGAAGACGAGAACCCGCAAATGTCTCCACCATTCTACGAGGGAGAAAGCCATGGCCGATTTAGTCAGCACGTGGAAGGGAAGACCACTGGCAGATATGACAAAAGAGGAATTGATCGAAGCCATGAATGAGCTTGGTGAGATGTATCACAGGCTGTTGACCGGCAATCTTGAAAGGAAAGCGTGATGGCTGATCTCACCCGCGTACGAATCTCCGCCAACACCACCTCTGTAGCCGCCTATGCTCCTACCTCCCTCCTCCGCCTGGTGGGTGTGACCTTCATCGAAACCGCAGGCGCACCAGCGCTCGTCTCGATTCAGGAAGGAGCCGGCACCGATCTCGCCAAGGAAATCCTCGCGCAATCCCTCCTCGCCAACCAAGCCCTTACCGTGTGGCTGCCGGAGCATGGGACACCTTGCGAGGGTGGGATATGGGTGAACCGGGTGAGTGGGACTACGCGGCTGGTGGTGCACTATCGTGTGAGTGATAAGGGGAAGGATAGCGGGGAAGCGCCGAGCTATTGATAAGATGGACATGGGTTTTTGGTGCCCGGCCTAGATAGGATGATCTATCCACAGGTTCGGCGGGAGAAGGTGGGCTGAGTCTGGGCCGGTCACACATATGTATCTCTCTCTTGACTCTCTCCCACCTTCTCCTCTATCCTTCTCCTAGTCCGAGACGTCCGGCCTTTTGACCAAACACCTCTCGGAACCGTTTCCCTACGCAACCATTGCGTCAGGTAGATCGTTCCGTTACGAGGCATACGGCCACGTCCTCTCTCGCGCGCCTTCCTCCTCTCGGTCTCCTGTCGCACAACCCAGGAGGCCGCACCGATGCCGTCCCGTCTCACCATCGCCCAGACCCACCTCCACGATGCCCGTACCAAGCTCACCAGCTTGGAGGCCAAGAATCGAGACCTCCTTGCGGAAGGCTCTACCGCAACCATGGAAGACATGGAAGCGCACGCCACCGCAATCGATGCCGCCCGACAAGAGGTCGAGACTGCCGCACGCGAAGTGACCGCCACTCAGCGTCTCGCCGATCTCGACAGCACCGCCTCCGCTGTCATTGCCTCGACCTCCGACCGCCGAGACGATCGCCGCGAGCTCCTCACTGCAACCCCGGGTTTCGAACGCGATCCCATGTGGGGATTCAAATCGACTGGTCATTTTGCGCAGTCGGTCTTCCGCTTCCAATCCTGTGCGAAACACAGCCAACCCATGCCTACCGCTCTTCAGGAGCAATTCTCCTTCATCACCAGGGCGACCCATGCATTCCTCGCGCAGGAAGATGCAGAGCTTAAGGCCCGCGGCTTCTCTTCTTCCTTCAACGCTGACGACTCCTTCCGCGAGGGTTACACCCAGGACGGCCTCATGGTGCCGCCAGAAGTCCGGCAGACAATTTGGGTGCCAACGTACGAAACCAGCGATCTCCTCCCCCTCTTCGCGCCGGAGACCTCCTCGGCTGCCGCAATCGATTTCCTCGCCGACGAAACCACTCCATGGGGTGCGGCTGGAATCATCCCTTATTGGTTGGCCGAGGTTGAGCAGCTAAAGACCAGCCGTTTCCCGACCGAGCCCCGTTCGGCCCGCATGCAGAAGATCGGTGTGATGGTTATCGGCAGCAACGAGATCATGGCCGATGCTCCCCTCCTCACCTCGCGCATCAACGAAAAAGTCCCCCTCGCGATGGGATACAAGATCGTCGACGCATTCATTCGCGGCAACGGTGCCGGCAAGCCTCTCGGCTACGAGGCCGCCAGCTATAAGGGAATGGTTGTCGTTCCCAAGAGCACCTCCCAGCGTGCAGCGACGATCAATGCCGAAAACATCACCAACATGTACGCGCGGCTCCTCGAAGGCCCCGGCGGTCGCTCCCGTTGGATCGCCCATCGCTCTGACGTGCCTCAGTTTGTCGGTCTCAAGATCGGCAATGAGCCCTCCTGGACGGCGCAGAATCAGGGGTTGAAAGATGCCCCGAGCGGTATGCTTCTCGGCACTCCGATCGTTTTCACTCAGCACGCCAAAGCTCTCGGCGCTCAGGGCGATCTCTCACTGATCAATTTCGCCGGCTACTCTGCCTTTGTGCATTCGTCCGGCACCCGCTTCGACGCCAGCATGCATCTCTACTTCGACTTCGACAAGTTTGCGTGGCGGTTCATCTCGCGCGTGGCTGGGCTCCCCCTGCTCTCAACTCCACAGATCCCCGAGGACGGCGGCAGCGACAACTCGCTCTCGTACTTCGTGCAGCTGGCCGTGCGGGCGTAAGCGAATCGATACCGAATCGAGAGAATCAAACCATCACGAAGAAAGCCAAAGGAAAGGAAAGACAGATATGAACCGTTTTCAGCAACCATCCGCTCGGCAAGATCTCGTGGGCGTGATCGACCCGGACGCCAATGCCGCCGCCACTCTCCTTACTGCCTGGGTCGACGTAGGTGTCTATGGCGGATTCCTCGCGCTCATCTCTGCTGGCGATCTCGGCACCAACGGCACCTTGGACGCCAAGTTGGTGCAAGCGACGTCATCGGGTGGTGCGGGTGCCAAAGACATCACCGGCAAGGCCATCACTCAGTTCACCCAAGCAGGCGCCGATTTCAGCAACAAGCAGGCATTCATCGATTGCCTGTCGGACGCACTCGACAAGAACAACGGTTTCCACTTCATCGCTCTCAGCATGACCGGTGCCGTTGCGACCTCCGATTATGCCGGCCTCCTCTTCGGGTTCGATCCCAAGTACAAGTCTGCGCATGCGGCAAGCGTAGTGCAGACGGTCTAGGCGGAGGAAAGGGAAAAAGGAGACCAAACTACCATGGGAATCAAACCATCGCAGAACGCAACATTCCAAGAGGTGGAAGTAGGGACCACCCTCGACGTGAACGGCACTCTCGATCTCACCGATGCGACTGTGACTGTGCCGGCGAACACGATCAACAGTACGGGCTTGTTCACGGCTGCAACACTGAATGTCACAGGTGCAACCGAGCAAAACGGCGTCAAGCTTGGATCGAACGCCACTCTTACCCCGGCGGCCGGTACCGCCAACATTTCCAACGTCACTCTCCAGGTGGTCGACGGTGCCGGAGCCTCGGTCGCTTCCGTCTTCAACCTGGACGTGTGGCTCTCCGATGCCGCAAGCGGGGCTGGGCTCACTGGAACCACCGCATCGGGAACCGTCACCACTACAACCGGCATCGTCCTCCAAACCTACACGGCGAAGAAGGCGCTACGGATTCAGACAGACGCGACTGGGAAGGCGGTGCTCGCTATCACCGATACGGCGAAGACGGGTTTCTACGTGGCGGTTGCACTCGGCGGGAAGGCGATCGTCGGTGCTCAGTTGGTGACCGGGAACTACGGCTAAGGGTTGGGATATACTCCTCAAATGCAGCATTCCTCCCATGGACCTCTACGGCGCGAGCACGTCATGCGTCACTTCCTCCGTGGCTGGTCGGCCGTAGAGGTCCACTTTTTCTCATGAACTGCGGAATCATGTTTCTCTGTTTTCTCTCGGGCTTGTGTTTTGGCGTTGGTCTGCTCTATCTTCTCATCTTCGGTCGTCGCGGCCCGAGATTTACTCCATGATCACGTCGATATCCACTCTCATTCCTCCCGCTGGGCAGAATCTCATCTCTCTGTCCCAGGTGAAACTCTACCTTTCCTCGATCGACAACGATCCAGATCTACCATCCGACACGCTTCTCAATAAGCTGACCGGTGATGCCTCCTCCGGCATGATCCAGTTTCTAGGTGTCCATCCCGGACGGCAACAGTACCGCGAACTGTCCCGTGGGGAGGGTGGATATCGCCGCTTCCTCTCTCGCCTCCCTGTCGAGCGTGGCACCCTCGCTGTCACCTTCAATGGCGAAGCTCTCACCGAAGATCAGCCTACCGATGAATTCCCAACCACAACTGATGGATTGTCGTTCGTACTCGAAGATTCCGAACTCGGGCAGGTGTACCGGCAAATAGGCTGGTACGGTTGGTGGGGAAATCAAGGATGGGGAGGCTCGCACGCCTACAACATCATCGATACCTACTATGCGGGCTATCTCCTTCCCGATCAAGTGAGCGATTGGAAGGCTACTACAGCAATCTCTCTAGGTGCATTCGCTCGTCCGTCTCGTCCCAACCTTCTCCGCTTTGAGTGCACAACCGCCGGCACCTCTGCTGCATCCGAGCCCACTTGGCCCGCCGTCATTGGTGCCGCCATCGCGGACGGCTCTATCACCTGGACAGCACGGGCCGCAATCGAGCTCCCTGCAATCGTCTCTCAGTGGTGTTGGGTGGAAGTATTCCGCCTCCTTGCGGATCTTGATTGGGGACCGAACCTGGTAAGCCGCGACGTGCAAGGGGTGAGTGAGGCAAGATTCTCACGGAAGGTGGACGATGGCACGCTTGCACCTGCTACGATTTCAGGGCTTCAAGGTTGGCGCAAGGAGTTGGGATTGGTGGGAGTGGCATGATGGCGAGAACATTGGAAGAAATGAGGAAGATTTTCCCAACAGCGAAGTATGCGCCAGATCCCGCTTGCTCGTGTGGCGGATTGGGCACGCGCATAGTTGATGGAACTACTTTTCCCTGTCTATGCGCATTTGTAGCTGCAGATATACGTCAGATTGCTAGAGAGTCTCTCAGAAAGATCGCACGTGAAGGGTTGAATGAAATCAATCGCAATCGTGGGGTTGCATAATGCGTGGTCGTGCAAATTGGGCCGCCAACGTAATCCGCAAGCAGGCCAGAACCACGGCTATCTTGCGTCGGTCGAACAATCTCGATCGTCCCGCTATTCTTGCTTCGGCTGCAGTCATAGGCGCGCAATCCGTTACCTTGAAATCCTCTACACCCGCCATCTTCACCGGCCGAGTGGTAGCAGGTGCTC